GTATCTACTTATTTTATGAAAAAGCATAGAGAAATTTATCACACTCATTATGAGACACTGGTAAGTGAAAAACAGAATCTACAATATCAACTGGATGAATTTTATCAATATGGAATTGAAGTAGATGTAACTATGTATCAACCAATCTTTCCACAAACAGATAAGACGCCCGACATCACAGCAGATGGTACAAAAATTAGAATAGATAAAGCATCAAATTATAAGTTTGTTGCACTTTCTAGAAATTTATTGAAAAGATGGGGAGGCCCATTTGATTATGGTGATTATATTTTACTTAAAGGGGCTGATGAAAAGGATGGAATTTATCAGGTTCGAGATACTATGAATCCTAAGTGGGTAAATGTAGTAGATATTTTAGAGTCAAAACATGTTCAACCTTATAAGTTTGAAGGTTGTTATATTATAAAAATGCCATGGGCACAGGAGAATGCATGAGATTAACTGCAGAACAAATCAGTGAGAACTGGGATAAGTTACAAGAGATTATCGATGAAACATTTGATGGTGAGAGATTAGAAAAAATAAAAGAGTTACATGATCATTTTAAAGAGAGAATGATTCTAGCACCTGCTTCAGGTACAGGCTGGTTTCATAATGCTTTTCCAGGTGGTTATGTTGCTCATGTACTCAATATTATAGGATGGTCAAAATCTTATTATGAATTGTTCAAGTCACAGGATATGTTTGTTGATGACATTACAGAAGAATCAGTAGTATTTGCTGCATTGTTTCATGACTTGGGTAAGGTAGGTGATATGGATGAAGATTATTATCTAACTAATACTGATGAATGGCGAGCAAAAAAGTTGCAACAATATTATGTGCATAATCCTGCAATTCATTATATGACAGTAACTGATAGGGCAATTTGGATTCTTAATAAATTTAAAATTGATATGTCAGAATCAGAATACTTAGGACTTAGATTAGCTGACGGGTTATATGAAGAAGCAAATAAGTCCTATTATATGGAGGGTGCAGAATGGAAGGCAATGAAAACAAACTTGCCACACATCATTCATTATGCAGACGCATCAGCAGCACGACAGGAAAAGGAAAAGTTTATGTTGTCAGGGGATTCTAGAATTGATTTCCCAAAATATATGAAAGGTGAATCTAAGGAAGAGGAACTGGTAAAAGATTTAGATACAGATAAGTTAAAGGATTTATTCTCATGATAATTGAAATAGCAGCAATAGTATTTTGTGTAATTTCTATTGTTCAGTTATACATCATAGTGAACCTATACACTAAGTGTGATAGACTTGAACAATGGATTGATGCGACATATGTACAAATACAAAATACATTACAAGAAATGAAAGACTTAGATACAATAGGTGCATTTGAATCAGATGATGAGGTTGGATCAATATTCAAAGCATTAGAAGAGTCTTTAAACAAATTAGAAAACATAACAGAGGAACAACAAGATGCCGCGTAAACCGTCAAAAACAAGAATGTACTTTACTGGAGAAACTGAAGAAGCAATTATTGCTTATAACAATACAGATGATTACCGTATTAAAAATCAAATTTATAATGCATCTTTGAGAAAACCATTTGAAAAATTAGTTGAGAATATAATTCATACATTTAAATTTTATTATTTTGATATTCCACTAGAGGATGTAAAGCATGAAGTAATTTCTTTTATGATAACAAGATTAGGAAAATATCAACAAGGCAAAGGAAAAGCATTTAGCTATTTTAGCGTTGTCGTTAAGAATTGGTTGATATGTCATAATAACAACAACTATAAAAAAATGAAAACACATAATGATGTTTTAGATCTTAAACATAAGGATGTAAAAAATACATCTTATAACGAATCTTTTTTAGAGAATGATGAACATAGGGCGTTTTTTAATGCTGTTGTTTCTTATTGGGAAGAGAATATTAATCTAGTATTTAAAAAGGAGCGTGATGTCACAATTGCCTTTTCTATTATAGAATTGATGGATCGTGTAGGATCAATTGAGATTTTTAATAAAAAAGCATTATATATTTTACTTAGAGAAATTTCAGGTTACCAGACTCAACACATAACAAGGGTACTAAATGTTATGAGGGGTCATTACAAAAATTTATATGGTAAATGGGAATCTGAGGGTGATATATTTATTGCCGATTCTAAACGATTAAATTCATAGTTCTCTATATTTATAATCAAAGGATGTTTTTATGTCTGCTGATTATGAATTATTTAAGGGAACTTCTCTATCTGATCTTTTCAAAAAGATCAATCACAACTCTGACCGCAATAAGATTCAAATAGAATCTTTAATACAGGAGTTGATGGTTTATATAAAAGATGCAAATTCTGCTATTCAATTATTTCCTATGATTAGTGATTATATGGAAGCGAATATAAGAAATGATGAAGTATTAGTAAAGCTATCAGCTGTTGTACAAAGGGTTATTCAAACAGAGTCTAAGTCTGCAGATGGTGAGTTTGGCTTGTCTGATATTGAAAAGGAACAAATTATTGGTAAATTAGAAGATGCCACAAAAGATTTACAAAAAGAAGTAGACGATATAAATTTAAACATAACATAGTACTAGAAGGAGTTAGCTGGTGCCGATTAATCACGATCTAGTTTACGCTGATAAGCTTGGTGCAAATAAACAAAAGCAGCTAGAATTAAATAGAAATACAGCTGATGAGCGTAGAATAAATGAAATTGCTCAGTGGCTTATAGACGAAAATGCAATAGTATCATTGCAATCAATTGTTGGTTCTGTTAAAAGGGTAATTTATAATGAAGATGATCTTGTAGATAAAAAAGGCCTAACAGTTAATCATATTGGTTGTATAAAGGTTGAAGCATCTATAAAGGATTTTCCAATTTTACCCGCTGCCGGTGCGTGGATAAAACCTTTAGACGCACAAGTTCGATCATATCCTATTGTGGGAGAGACAGTTGTTATTATCAACTACGGCGCACAAACATATTATTTTCAGCCACTAAATTTACGAAATTCAGCTACACATAACATTGTATTAGGTATTGATAAAGACGCTTCCAACAAAGGAAGTCTTAGTGCACCGGTGAAGCCATTGGTGCCAGATAATATAGATGCCTATTTGCAAGGCTTTGTGTATAATAAAAATCCAAGACCTGTTAAGCAATATCCGGGAGATTGGGCGTTAAATGGAAGAAATGACCAATCAATAAGAATTGGTACTGACTACACAACGAATGGTGATAGTGAATTAAATTCTGCCAATGCTGTAATTAAAATGAGAATTTCTGACGAATCTGAAGCTTCGGAAGCTGCAGCAGGAACTCCAAGAACAGAAGATATTGATACTGATAAAGCATCACTTTATTTAACACGAAGTGAAGATATTAAATACACAGTTTCACCTAAAGTTGAAGGAGTTACTGATGTCAAGACAGCTGGTGCACCTGCAATTATTTTAGACTCTGATAGATTAGTTTTTAATACAAAAGAAAATACAAATACAGGTCAGATCAATATGTTCTCGGGTAATACAACAAATATTGTTTCGAAATTGAATACAAATATTGTTGGTGAGAAAGTATTACTAGGTGATGTTGATGAAGGTAATTTACAATCAGCAGTATTAGGAGAAAATTTAGTAAACTTTCTTGGAGAGTTAATTGCTACATTAGATAGTTTTGCAGCAAAAATTGCAGGAATAAAAGGGCTTGGAAATATTGGTACTTTAGTTCCGATTCCCGAAGGGATGGCAGCAGGTGCGCAATTACAAGGATGGACTGCAGCAACAGCAAAGCCACAAATTGCAAATAGAATATTAAGTAAAAATGTTAAGGTATCTAAAAAATCGAGAAGTGGTTTATAATGTCACTAGATTGTAAAAATATAACAACAATTAAAAGACACCTTCAGGGTAATTCAAGTTTATTGATGGGTGATCAAATCATTGTGGGTTCAGCAACTAAAACTGGTGGTGTAGGATCAGACTCTTCAGGTTTATCAGATGCTGAATTAGCAAAAAATCAAGTAGCAGCACAGGTATACGGAATAGATTTAAGTATGGATCAAATGTTTCCTATGGGTGCAAGATTAGGACCCGGTGATTTTGTAACAGAAGATGGATTTACTGCAGATGAAGATGGGGTTGATGTTGTTCATCAAGGTTTTGGAGGAGAAGCTAGAGTATTTGCTCCAGGAACTGAGCTAAAAGAAGGTGACATTGTTATTAATGGCAAGGCTATAGATAGTAATGGAAAAGAGCAATATGCGCCATACACAGCAACAGCTGGAGCAAAAGTATCAGGTGACGGTGCTGTTGTTTCTCCTGGTGCTGCTGATAATGATGATGAATATTGTAGCTTACAAGAACTAGCAGGTAAACCGCCAGAAGATCAATCTAGATTAGAAGACATGTTAGATGATTTAGATTTAGAATTAGATTTACCTGGGCTTGATATGACGTGGTGGGTAGAAATACAAAAAAAGATAAATGAACTTATGATGCTCACAGGCAAGTTTATTGCAAAGACACAAAATTTAGTTTCATTAGTAGAAATAGATCCTGATAAGGCTTGTGAGTTGTTACCTGATGTTAGCAAACTTATAGAGATAATGGAAAAAGTTGTAGCAGCAATTAATAGAATTAATGCTATTATGTCCAAAATTTCTAAGGTAATTAAAAAATTAAAGAAGGCAATAAAACTTTTAATGTGGCTATTTGCTCCATTAAAGGCAGTTCAAGTTTTGTTATTAGCACTTCAAGTTATTATGGGAATTCCCACATTAATTGAAATGGCTGTTAAAAGTATGACAGACGCATCTAAAATATTGCCACAATTAATTGCATTATTACAAAAAATTATAGCACAATGTGCAATGAATAGAGGTCAAGCTGCAGGCCTTAGTAAGGAAGAATGTGAAAAATTAGGTGGTGTATATGTTGATAGAAGATTAGGAGACTTAGGTGATGTTGGCGCAGCAGGAGCTGGTGGTGGAAAACCAAATTTAGATAGTGATTTAGATGCAGGGCTTGGATTTGATGATATGGGAATGGATTATTTTCCGCCAGGAATGGATCTAAATGCAGGTGATGAACTTGGAAGTGGTAATGCAATAGGCCCAGGTGGAGCATTACTAGCAGCACCTGCAATAATACCCTCAGATGCAAATGATGGAGATTGGTCAGTTGGTGAATCAGGTGGAATTGGTACATCCGATAATGCTGACTTAAATGAAGATCAAATTGATGCAATGCTAGACTCACAAATTCTCGATTTAAGTGAATGTATGACTGAGTTAGATGATTACATGAAAACTTCAAATTTTAGTTAATTATAATAAAGGAACAAAGAGGTCACAAAATGAAAGCAAACGTAATAATGGCACTTAAAAAAATAGTAAAAGAAATGGTAGAGAAAGAAGTTGCCAAGCAAATTAATATTGTCATTAAAGAAATGAAAGAACCAACAATATCAGAGGCTGATGTGGCTGATCATTATACTGGTCCAGAACCAGATAATCGTCAGCTTGCCCAAGATCCAGTTTTAAATAAAATTTTAAATGAGACGCAAGGTGGAATATCGTCAGGTGAAGAGTTTGAAACGTATCCTACTATGGGCGGAGGTGCAATTGATTCACCAGAGAAATTCTATGAACAACAAGCAGTATTAGATAGCACTACTTCTAATACACCACAAGCATCTGGTAATACGCCTGATTTTATGATAAAAGCAATGAGTGGTCATTCAGCAAAAGTAGTAAAAGCAATAGAGAAGAAGCATGGCACTAGAAGTTCATAGACTCATAAGAAACATAGCTAATAGAAAAAACGAGCACACAGCTAAAAATAAGTTTCTCAAGACAAAGCCAAAGATTCAAGAAATGAAACAGAATGTTGATCAGGCTAAAAGAGAAGCTAAAGATTTTCATGATTATGTATCAAGAGCTGAAGTTGTTATGGGTGGCGGAGGCGGAGGAGTATCTTCTGTGCCATTGATGGAACAAAATTCTTTTACACCCTTAGTTGAAACTTTAAAAGAAATATTTAGTGTAGATACTTATGGAAATTCTGAGTTGACACCTGAAGAACGATTTAATCTAATAGAGAATATCGAGGACAGCCTACAAATTGGAATTGTAACTACTAATTCAGGTCAAAGATATTTAACTACAAGGGCAAGAGCGACTCAGCTTGGTGGTTCATTTCTACCAGTTACAAATGAAATGGCTACGCAATTAAGTAGTAATAGCGGTAAAGGTAAACTTAAATAATGGCACTAGAAAATCCAAGAACTGCATCAGTTAGACAAAGAGATAATGATCCGGATTCTAAAATTGGAATTATATTTCCTATAAGAAATTCTAAAGATGGATTTTTTGCGTCATCAACAAGTATTCTTGAGCAAACAAAGACAAATTTAAAAAATTTACTTTTAACTGTTAAGGGTGAAAGATTAGGGCAGCCAGAATTTGGTAGTGAGATTTTTAATTTATTATTTGAAAATTTTGATCCGGACCTGGAGAAAAAATTAGAAGCTAGCATTAAAGATTCAATAGAAGAATGGTTACCACATGTACATATTATTAATTTAATTATTGATGCTCAGGAAGATAAAAATTATCTTAGTATATCATTATCTTATGAAATTGAAGGTAGACGTAATGCTACAGACTCAATTTCATTAAGACTAGCAAGGAACATAGTATAAAATGGCAAGCACAAAAATACAGCCAAAGGAAGTTAATTACTTAAATAAAAATTTTGTTAATTTTAAAGAAGACTTAGTAAATTATGCTAAGGATTATTTTCCAAACTCATATGCTGATTTTAATGAATCATCTCCGGGAATGATGTTTATTGAAATGGCATCTTACGTTGGAGATGTATTATCTTTTTATGTTGATGAACAATTTAGAGAATCACTTCTTGTTTATGCTGAAGAGAAGAAAACAATCTTTGATATTGCACAATCATATGGATATAAGCCTACTATTTCCACACCGTCAACAGCAAAATTAGAATTTTGGCAAACAGTGCCTGCTACTGGTATAGGTGATAATGCAAAACCAAATTATGATTATGCATACACAATCAATGCAGGAAGTCTTGTAGAATCAGCACAATTTGCTAAAACTTTTAGAACTCTAGATCAAATTACTTTTAATTTTTCAAGCTCTCTAGATCCAACAACAGTTGAAATTTATGAGGTTAATGATAGTTCGCCTACAAAGTTTCTTTTAAAAAAATCAGTAAGGGCTGTCAGTGGTACAATCACCACAGAAAAATTTGTATTTACAGATGCAAAGGCCTATGAAAGAATTACATTAGAACAAAAAGGTGTATTAGAAATTATTTCTGTAATTGATTCAGACGGCAATAAATGGTATGAAGTTGATTCATTAGCACAAGATTTAATATTTGATGAAATAGCAAATACTGCTGAGAACGATCCTAATTTGGCAGGATTTAATGATACAACACCGTATCTACTAAAATTAAAAAGAACAAACAATAGATTTAAAACAAGAATAACAATAGAAGGAAAAACACAATTACAATTTGGCTCTGGTACTTCGCACGGTGCAGATGAAGAGATAATACCAAACCCATCACAAGTTGGCAATAGTTTTACAAATACAAATTTTTTAAATACTGATTCTGCTTTAGACCCAGCAAATTTTTTAAATACAGCTGTCTATGGTAAAGCACCTGCTAATACAACCTTAACAATAGAGTATTCTTATGGTGGGGGTGTTGAAGCAAATGTACCTGCAAAATCAATAACAACTTTGAGAGGTATAAATAAATCAATAGCAGTATCAGGATTAGATCCTTCATTATTGGGAGAAACTGAAGCTTCACTTGCTGTATCAAATCCTATTCCTGCAACTGGAGGACGAGGTGAAGAAACATTAACTGAAATAAAAGAAAATACAAGAGCATATTTTCAAGCACAAAATAGAGCAGTTTCAAAAGAAGATTATATTACAAGAGTTTATAATTTACCTGCAAAGTATGGAAACATTCAAAAAATTTACATAACACAGGATGACCAAATTGAAACAGGTCAAGGTATAATTCAAGATGGAATAATTGATATGCCCACATTGGAAAAATTAGGCGGTGAAGTTTCTATAGCAGAGCTTTTAGGTGAAAATGGTCGTGTAACAAATCCAATGGCACTAAATTTTTATGTCTTAGGATATGACCAAAATAAAAAATTAGTCAAAGTAAATGAAGCAACAAAAAGAAATATCAAATCATATCTCGGACCTTACAGAATCTTAACAGATGCAATTAATCTTAAAGATGCTTATGTTATTAATATAGGAATTAGATTTGCAATTTATGTAAAAAAAGGATATAATAAAAATGAAGTATTACTAAAGGCAATTGATAAAGTAAGAAAATATTTTGATATAGATAAATGGCAAGTAAATCAACCAATTATTTTACAGGATATTTCATATGAAATTTCACTAGTAGATGGTGTTAATAATGTCGTTGCCCCTCCTGATCAAAATCCTGATAAGGATACCATTGTGGTTACAAATAAATTTAAAGAAGAAAACGGTTATTCGGGTAACATTTATAATGTAAAAAAAGCAACATCAAAAGATATTCTTTATCCTTCTCTAGATCCTTCAATTTTTGAAGTAAAATTTCCAAATATTGATATTGTTGGTAAAGTTCTAGGAGATTATTAATGGCTCATTATTATGTTTTTGCTGACAAAGATGCAACACTACTAAGAGGTGATGATATTGACGGTACTGGTAGCTTAAAGAATCAAGGGTTTGATGAAATTCTTCAAGTTGGTAAAACATTCAAGGAAAACTCCACACAATTTAATCAAATATGCAGAGCATTAATACAATTTCCATTAACAGAAATTTCTAAATCTGTTGCTAATGGAGAGATAGGTACTGATGCAAAATTTTATTTAAACTTATATGATGCGGGTGCAACCGAAGTTAAAGATGACACAACTATATATGCTGTTGCTGTATCACAAAGTTGGACAGAAGGTACAGGTAAATTAATCCATACACCACAAACAACAGATGGTGCATCATGGAAATATAGAAATGCTAGTACAGCATCTGTATGGGCAACTGTTAATTCACGTTTGGGTGGCACATGGTTTGAAGCTAGCTCTAGTTCATATGTATTTGATAAAAATAAATCATTTGACCCAAGATTTGATGTAACAGGAATTGTTAATAGTTGGATAAGCGGCAGTATTAGTAATGAAGGATTTCTTGTCAAAAGAGCCAGTAGTGAAGAAACAAGTAGTACTGACTATGGAATGTATAAGTTCTTTTCTTCTGATACACATACTGTATTTCCGCCAAAATTAGAAGCAGTTTGGGATGACTCATTATGGGTAACGGGCTCACTGACTGCACTTACTTCTACTCAGCTTGATCAACTTAAAATTAATTTAGAAAATTTTAATCATGAGTACAAGATTGGTACATTAACAAAAATTAGAGTTAAAGGAAGAGAAAAATATCCTTCAAAAACATTTTCAACCACATCTGAATATTTAACAGTCAATACATTACCTAGTGCCTCTGCATTCTACTCTATAATTGATGATAAGACAGAAGATATAATAGTACCTTATGGCCCCGGATCCAAGTTAAGTTGTGATACTAGCGGAAATTATTTTAAGTTAAGAACATCAGGTATTCAGCCTGAAAGATTTTATAGAATAGAATTTAAAATTGAATCTGGATCGGGCATAAATAAAACAGTACAATATTATGACGGACATCATCAATTTAAGGTAGTTAGATAATGCCATACACAGAAAAAGAATTACAAGAAAATGAACATTACACATCTTTAAAAGAAAGAGATGAAGGTAAGTATAACTCAAACTTTGACAAGGTGTGCAAAACATTTGATCGACGAGGTGGTAACTATTGGGATACACTTAGAGACACAAATAATATAATTCAATTATATGAAAAAATTTCTGATGGTACTTCACAATCTAATAAAAATCAAAGATTGTATGTTGAATTGTACAGAAGGAGGTATCGTACAAAAATAGAAGCAAAAGATATTTTTGATAGAGAATTTAAAGAGTTTTAAGGATGGCAAAAACACAAAAATATAGTGGCAAATCTAGGACACCATCGGGTCGCAACCCTGGTGCTC